CTGCCTCTACGATCTTGATCTAATTACCAATGAAGGATTAACATGAAAACATTTAACGAATTTATAACAGAAGCTTCCGGGGATAAGGCAGCATATCAGAAATTTTTTAATTCTATGTTAAAAAAGTTTGGAGTCAAATCTGCTTCTGAACTTGATGATAAGAAAAAGAAAGAGTTCTATGATGCTATTGATGCTGGTTGGGAAGCCGATAACGAATCAATAATTGAAAAATCAAAATATACTACAACAACAAACCCAAAAAAATTATCAGATGATGATTTAATGGATTTTTACGATTGGTTAGAAAATATGAAAGATCCAAATCCAGATAATGAAGATCAAAGGAAAAAAGCACTTGCTGCTTGTAAAAAGGAAATGAAAAAAAGACGCTTCATGAATTACACATAAAGAATTAGTAGAAAAAAATGAAGAAGACTAATGAATATTTTAGAAATTGCAATTAAAGTATTAGAAGAGGAATGTAATAAAAAATGTCCTCATGGCATTGATTGTGATGACGATGATCTTGATGAAAAGAAAATTAAAAAGGTCGTTCGTGGAAATAAAATAGTCAAGAAAGTTGTTTGTAAAGATGGTTTTAAAGCAAAAGGTAAAAAATGCGTTAAAATTAAAGCAGCTGAACGAATCAATAAGAAAAAAGGTTCAAGAAAAATGGTTCGTAGTAAAAAGGGTAAGTCTTTGAATCTAGCAAATAAAAAACGTGCTAAGTCAATGAAAAAAGCAAATAGGTTAAGCAAATGAATATTCAAGAAAAAGTATTAGAAATTTTAAACGAAAGAGCTGAACAATATAAGACTCTTAATGACGCTGAAAAAATTAATAAAGCATTCCAAAAAGGTAAGACCGAGATTTGGTATTATAAAAGAGAATTTGGTAGAGATGTTGGAATGGGAGTTGATTGGTTAAAAGAGAAAGACCTTCTTCCTACTAAGAAAACTCTTAAAAAGACTCATACTCTTATTGGTAAAATTAAAGCAACTAATCTTGAACCTATTTTTATGTTAATGCAAGGAGAGAATTGGTCACCTCAGGGTGAAGCAAACGATCTAATCAAAAAATCTGGTATTTCTCACACTTCTATGAGTGTTGGAGATATTGTTATTCTTAAAGGGAAAATGTATATGGTCGATTTATATGGATTTGAGGAGTTAAAATGAATTTACAAGAATTAGCAATTACAATCTTGAGTGAGGGTAAATTTAGTAAATCCCTTATTAAGAAAGCTATTAAGATTGTGAACGACCCAAAATATAAAGGTGGAGATTATGATCACGCCTATGATGCAATTGAAAAATTAAAAAAAGGATTAGCTAATGATCCTGAAGTAGCTGCGGCACTTAAAGCGGCTAATGAAGGTGTGAGTGTAGATGCTCGTACAAAAGGATTTAAGGCGGCTGTTAAGCGTGGAGTTCAAGCATCGTTAAAGAGAAAAGCTAAACTTGAGAAAGCAGATTGTGATGATGAAGAAGATGAAGAGTCTATTGAAGAATCTATCACTATTGAAAAAGATAAGAAAGATAAGATTTATGATAACCACATCATAACAGAAACTATTGGTATTATTGGCCATCCTTCAAATACTTCTGATGAATATGTCTTTATTTCTAAGAGTAAGAAGTATAATAAGTTTGATGGACAGAAGTTTGCATCTATAAAAGAAGCAAAGAAATGGATTCAAAAATCATTAACAGAATCTGTTACTTTGGATGAAGGTCGTTGGGCATGGCCAGAATCAGATAAAGATATTAATAAGATAGTTAAGGTTTTGAAGACTAAGAAATTATCTTATAAAGATGCTCAAAAATCATTATTTGGTATTTTAGGTGATGATGATCTATGGGATGAAGTTTGGGATTACGTTGTTAAACAACGTGATGTTCCCCTTGATGGTAATTATGATAAAACTAACGTTCTTCCCCCTATCTTAGATTTTATCAAGAATGGTAGTAAATATACCAAACCAGATAATGTACTTATAAACATACTTAAAAAGAAAGGGGTGAAAATCTAATGTTATTAATTACAGAACAAGTTGATAAACTCCTAACAGAATCAATTATTGATGAAGCAACTGGTAAAAAGGACTGGTTCATCAATGGTATTTTTATGCAAGCCGAGAAGCAAAACCGCAATGGGCGAATCTATCCGTCTCGTATCCTTGAACGCGAAGTGAAACGATATGACAATGAATTTATTCAAACTAGCCGTGCGATTGGTGAGCTAAATCACCCACAACATCCTAATGTTAATCCAGAACGTGCTTCACATCTTATTACTGAGATGAAGAAAGATGGTTCTAATTTTGTTGGAAAGGCTAAAATTTTAGATACTCCAATGGGTAATATTGTTAAAGGTTTGTTAGATGGTGGTGTCAACATCGGAGTTAGTTCTCGTGGTGTTGGTTCTCTTAAAAAGAGAAATGGCGTTAACGAAGTCCAAAAGGATTATCGTTTACTTACAGTAGATATTGTGTCTGACCCATCTGCACCTGATGCTTATGTTCAAGGTATTATGGAAGGAAAGCAATGGGCATGTGGAGTTGATGGCTCTATTCATGAATGTGACTGTGAGGCACGGCTAAAGGAACATCAAGATTTCATTAATAAAGTAGTTCGCCAGCAAAAGCTGTCTGAAGATACTAAATTAGAGATCTTTGATACCTTTATAAACAAGTTATAATTTATATTTGTATAAATATATAAAGAATTAAGATTTAATTAATTAAGGAGATAACCCTATGAAAATCAAAATGGAAGACGGTACTATCCTTGAGCTCAAGGAAGGTACTTATGTATCAGAAGATGAAGAGATTTCTCTGACTCTTGATGAAGCTGAAGAGCAAATCATGGCTGGTAAGGCTGAGATTATTGCTAAAGATCTTGAAGAAGCTAAGGCTAAAAAAGCTAAGGTTAAAGAAGATGAAGAAGACGGTGATGAGGACGAGGACGAGGATGAAGTAGAAGAGTCTAAGACTAAATCTAAGAAGAATGAAGACGAAGATGAAGATGACGAAGATGAAGATGACGAAGATGAAGAAGCAGATGAATCTAAGTCTAAGAAGAAGAATGAGGAAGTAGAACTTTCTTTTGATACTCTTGATATTGCTTCTGATATGAACGAAATGTTCGGTAATTCTGAGTTCTCTGATGAGTTCAAGGAAAAAGCCGGTGTAATTTACGAATCTGCTGTTAAGTCTACTATTCGTACTCATGCTGAAAAGATTGAAGAATCTATGGAAAGCAAGATTGAAGAATCTGTACGCGATGGTCTTGATGGTATTGTTTCTAACCTGAATAGTTATCTTGACTACATTGCTGAAGAGTGGATGGAAGAGAATAAGTTAGAGGTTGAACATGGTATTCGTACTGAGATTACTGAGGGCTTTATTGAAGGTCTTCGTGGTCTTTTCGAAGATGCTTATGTTGAAGTTCCTGATGAGAAACGCGATCTTGTTGCTGAACAAGCCGCTAAAATTGAAGAACTAGAGTCTAACTTAGATGAAGAGCTTAATCGCAAAATCACTATGAAGGCAGAACTTCACGAAGCTAATAAGAAGGCAGTATTTGATAAAGTTTGTGAAGAACTTACAGAGACTGAGAAAGCTAAGATGGTAACTCTTGCAGAGGATCTCGATTATGAGACTAATGAAGATTATAAATCTAAGCTGAATATTCTTAAAGAAAATTATTTCAAAACTGATGTAGAGGATGAAAATTCCGAGGCTCCGGTTGAAGCTAGCGTTTCTCCTGATGTTTCCGACTCTATGAATTCATACATCAACGCAATCGCAAAAATGACTGAAAAATAAGGAGAACTATAATGTTTTTATCTGAAAATGGAGAAACGCTGAAGGAAAAGTGGAATCCTGTATTGGAACACGCTGATCTACCAGCTATTAACGATGTTACTCGTCGTGACATCACAACTCGTCTGTTGGAAAATCAGCAGACTTCACTTGAAGAGGATGCAGTAGTTGCAGGTGGAATGCAGAATTGGGATCCAGTTCTAATTTCTATGGTACGTCGTTCTGTACCTCAGATGTTGGCTTATGACACTGTTGGTGTTCAGCCAATGACTGGTCCTACTGGTCTGATCTTCTACATGAAGAGCTACTATAATAATGCTTCTGGTACAGAGCAGTTTGCTCCAGGTGTTAAGCCTGATACTACTCATTCTGGTCCACATGTTACAGCTGATGCTGAGGCACTGGGTGGATTCATTACTGGTGGTGCTGCTTGGAATGAAATGACTTTCGGTATCGAGAAAACTTCTGTTGAAGCTAAGTCTCGTGCACTTAAGGCTAAATATTCAACTGAGCTTGCTCAGGATCTTAAGGCTATTCATGGTCTTGACGCTGAGTCTGAGCTTGCTTCTATTCTTTCTAATGAGATCCTTCAGGAAATCAACTGGGAAGTAATTGATCAGATTGGTACTGCTGCTAAAGCTGGTGCACAAAATGCAACTGTTGCTGGTACTTTTGACCTTGCTGATGCTGTTGATACTCAGAACGCACGTTGGGGTGGTGAGCGTTATAAGTCACTAATCACTCAGATCAATAAGGAAGCTAACATCATCGCTAAGGAAACTGGCCGTGGTGCAGGTAACTTCTTAATCGTATCTGCAGATGTTGCATCTATCCTTGATATGACTGCTGGTCTAGCTACTGACAATGCTCAGGTATCTACTGGTATGCAGACTGACATTACTCAAGGTCTGATGGCTGGTGTTCTTGGTGGTAAGTATAAGGTATTTGTTGATCCTTATGCAGCTACTAACACAGTTACTGTTGGTTATAAGGGTTCATCTGAGATGGACGCTGGTATTTTCTACTGCCCATACGTACCTCTTCAGATGATGAAGAGCCAGGGTGAAGAGGACTTCCAACCTCGCATCGGATTCAAGACTCGCTACGGCATCAAGTCTAATCCATTTGCTGGCGGTGCTGCTGCTAACCAGTACTACCGTAAGTTTACAGTTGCTAATGTATAATTAGTTAACTGCTAAAACGAAAAAGGGACCTTTCGGGGTCCCTTTTTTTGTCTTAGATCATTTCCAATTTGCGTATGGAATATCTTCTTCTTTTTCCTCTTTTGAGATTTCCTGTCCAGAGGTGATTAGAGACCAAAGTTCGGATAGTCCATCAACAATCTCATCTTCATATCGTTCAATTGATTTATTGACTCCTTTGTCAATATTTCCGAAAATTGTAAAGGCTTTGTAGATGTCAACCAATTGGCGGGTTGAAATAACTTCATCAATCCCACCATCATTAAAAGTCTTGCGAACTACACCTGAGAATTTGACAAGATCATCGATAATCTTTTCATCAACATTTCCAAGAATTTCTGCATTTTTCTTCAGAATTTTTTTCTCAGTAGCATCTCCTGGATATTTGATGCTGAAAGTTAATGGAAAGCGATCATTGAAAGCTTCGTTGAGGGTATTGGTATTCACATAACGGATATCACCATCCCCAACACCTTTAGTATTCATGGTGGCCATAACGGTAAAACCATCAGCAGCATAAACATCTTCATTGATTCGCTTCAAATAAACATACCCTTCATCAAGGATGCTCATCAGAGTAGATTCGCCCTTTTCAGTAAGACGATCTAGCTCGTCTAGAAGGAGGATTGCTCCTCGTTCCATAGCAACCACAGCAGGACCTTTTTCGAAGATCGTATTCCCATTTACAAGGCGGAAGCCACCAAGTAATGCTTCTTCATCTGTTTGAGATGTAACATTGAGACGGATTATCTCACGACCCGCTTTAGCTGCAGCCTCTCTGGTAAATAGTGTTTTACCTGATCCCTTTTCACCAACAAGTTTCATTGGGAAAAACTGCCCAGATTTCAATACTTTAACAATATCATTAAACTCACCCCAAGGGACAAAGTCCGTACGAGGTTTGTGGTAAAAATTGATAGTATGTGTTGATTGAACAGATTTGGTCTGTACAGGTTCAGAAGGTCTTTCATCAACCGAGATTGATTTAATTTCGTCTTCATTCAATGGAAGACGATAAATACCTCGAGCAATTCTAGTCTCTGGGGAAAACATTCCTGAAGGAATCATTACCTGATACTTAAGAGAAATTGCTTTAGCCTCAGCTGAAGTAAGTTCAATTCTACCGTAGGTATCCATGACCTTTTCGGCGAATCCCATTGGAGTTATTCTTTTCATGATATAGTCCTCATTTCATCAAAGGAATTATTCCTTTAATTTATATGTATATTATATCATACTTTGAGGCTCTTGTACAGGTTATTTTCAACTTTTTTGAAAAAGTTTTTTATATGTTATAAACTAAATTTATACTCAGTGTCCCTCTGAGGATAGATCTCTAGAGATCTATAGGATCCTCTATAAAAATATTTTATAGGCCTATAAAAAATTTAATTGGAAAAAGTTGAAAAAAACCTACATTTTTACTCAAAGTATGATATAATATACATATAAGGATAAAAAATATAGGACACAAAACGATGAAAAGAGACATTATTGCAAAACTACTAGCCCAGGAGAATCTAACCATTCTTCGTACCAATGCTAGTACTGCATCATTTGATGTGAAGAATCGAGTACTTAAGTTACCTGCTTGGCAGGATATCACCAATCATGAAGAACTTCTGATGAAGCTTCATGAGGTTGGTCATGCTCTTTATACTCCTTTAGATATGGATCCTTCTCATCGTAAATTCCATGCTTCTATCAACATTGTTGAAGATGCTAGGATTGAGCGTATGATTAAGGATAAATATCGTGGAGCTGCTCATATCATGAAACTTGGATATAAGGGTTTGATTGAAAAGGATTTTTTCGGAATCGCTGATCAAGACCTGAATAATCTAGGCATCATGGACAAGATTAATCTTCACTTCAAAATTGGTGATCAAGTTCAAGTCCCTCTTGGAGAGGTTGAGCAGAAGTTCGTTACTCGAATTGAACAAGCTGATGACTACTCAGATATTGTCCATTTAGCACACGAACTTTACCTTCTTGCAAAAAGCGAACAAGAGGAAAAGGAGAAACAAGAATTTCAGGGTGATCCAATACCTGAAAATGATTCTCCATCAGATTTTTCCGACTCACCTAATCCACAAGCTGATTCTCAAAATCCTTTTGAAGATCAGGATCAAAATTCAGATAATTCTGATTCTGATGAAAATTCAGATGAATCAGGCAAGCCAACTGAAGATAATTCTGATTCTGATGAAAATTCAGAAGATGATTCAGAAGATGAATTAGAAGATGATTCAGAAGATCTAACTAAGACTCAAAGCAATTTTAATGATAATCTTAAGAATACTCTTAAAGACAATACTACAGTGATTTCAACTTTTGTCCCAAAAAGACACAATTGGAAGAACATCATGGTTCCTTATAAAGAATTTTATAAGGAAATTAATATCACCGAGATAGAGGATAGATCATATGCTCAAGAGGAATTTGCAAAATTCCATCGTCAGTCTAAGAAAGCAGTTGCAATTTTAGCTGCAGAGTTTAATCGTAGAAAATCTGCTAGAGACTATCGCAAATCATATTCTTCAAAGACTGGTGATTTGGATGTCTCTAAGGTATGGCAATATCAATTTTCTGATGATATTTTCAAAACCACTACGATCTCTCCAACCGGCAAAAATCATGGATTTGTCATGTATGTTGACTGGTCAGGTTCAATGACTGACAAAATTATAGATACTGTTAAGCAGACAATTATGCTTGCTCAGTTTGCTAGGAAAATTAACGTTCCATTTGAAGTGATTCTTTTCTCAGATCATTGGTATGATCTTGAACCAAATGGATATGACTTTCTTGATCCAGGTAAAGCAATTGAAGAAATAGGCGCTGGTACACCAAATCCACTTCCAAACGAGTTAATTGGAAATCATTATACTAAATTCCTTCAAGCCCTATCATCAACCATGAGTAACTCAGAATTCAAAGCTTCTATTAATAAATTTTTGGTGGTTGCAGCTTCAGCTGGATATGGTAGAAGTTCTTTACGTTGGCATGCTATCCCACATAAGTATAATCTTGGGTCAACTCCTCTAAATGCAACTTTAGTTTACGGTTTATCATTTGTTGAGGATTTTGTCAAGAATAACCGAATTGAAAAAATGAATTTGATCGTTCTGACTGATGGTGAGGATTCTAACTCATTCAATAAATATGTTGATCCAGAGAATCCTAGTAGGACTCAGAATATCAATTATTATTCATCATCATCTGATTCCGCGATTCTTCAGGTTCATGATGAAAAAACTCATAAAACATATGATTTAAGAAAAATACAGAACTATAATTACTATGTAATGGGAAGAGATGCTCTTACAACAACTTTTCTTCAAATGTATAAAGATCGTTATAATGCTACAGTAACAGGAATTTATGTTGGTAGTAAACATGATCTTTATCGTAAGATCAAGAGAAGAGATTATAATGTTCGTTCTAAACATCAATCAAATCTTAGAAAAACAGGCTTCTCTGAATTCCCATCAGATGGGTATGATGCTAATTTTCTTGTTCAAGCTGCTGATAATTCTTATGAAGATGAAGAGATTAAAAAACCAAATCCTAATAAGAAAGGTGTGATCACAAAGGGTGCATATGCAACTTCCTTCAAAAAATCACTCCAAGCTAAAGCAATTAACAAAAACATGTTGAAAAGAATTTCAGCAGTTATTGCCTAACATCGCATGATGTGTCCTCAATTAACCCCTCTCAGGAGGGGTCTTTTTTTAGATAAATAGTATTAATATTATAAGAGGATATATGTAATGGCGAATATGTTTGTGCCTGATGAGTTTAATACAGCCAGGCCTAGTAATTATAAATTAACGTTTCAAAGATTACCTGGAGTGACATTTCATCTTCAGAATGTCACTTTGCCGACTGTAACTATTACTGAGATTGATACACCAAATCCAATGTTGGAATGGCAAATTCCAGATGTTCATATCAATTATGATAATCTCAATGTTTCATTTCTTATTGATGAAGGTTTTTATAATTGGAATGAAATCCATTCATGGATGATGGAAATTTGGAATCCTGAATCTGGTAGCTCTATTTCAAATGTAGCCTCTTTATATTCTGAAGCATACTTACATATTCTTTCTAACAATGGTAATCCAATTAGAGAAATTAATTTTCATAATTGTTGGCCAACCTCTTTATCAGCAATTGAATTGACTACTATGGCTGATGCTGAACCAATTGTGTGTGATGTTGACATTAATTATACCCATTTTACTATGCTATAGGTATTAACATTTTGATCATTATATGATATAATTAATATTATTTGAGGACAATATTATGAGTGCTCTTGATGAATATCAAGAAATGGCAGAAGAGGATTGTAAGCTTGATCATAACAAACTTGATCGTAAAGCTGCTGAAATTCCAGTCTTAACTGCTAAATATCTAAGATTCCTTTCTAAAGAAAAGATCAAGCTTAAAGCACTCGATCAACAGCGTTCAATGATTTTTCGTGAACGATATTCCTATTATGCAGGATATGCAGATGAGTGTTATCAATATGTTCTTCAAAAATCTGAAATTAAAGCTTTTTTAGAGGGAGATACAGATCTTCTTGAAATAGAAGCAAAGGTTGAAGTACAGAAAGCTATAGTGGATTATTTAACTGAGGTTGTAAATATCTTGAATCGTATAGGATTCTCAATCAAAAATTGGATCGACTTTAACAAATTCCAAGCAGGTGGATATTGATGCATCTATCTAAACATAGTGATGTATGGATACGAGTGGATGTAGAAGACCCTGGGATATTATTTGAGTTAGATGACTATTTCAAATTTAGGGTTCCTGGTTATAGATTTATGCCAGCATTTAAGACTGGCCAATGGGATGGATTTGTCCATCTATTCAATACACGAAACCGAGCATTATATGTAGGCCTTATTGATAAGATCAAAGACTTTGCTAAACATTATAATGTAAAGTATACCATTGATCCAAATTTAGATGAAGCATTTTCTATTGACTATGATTTTGAACATCCTAATTTTGATTTAAGAGTTAAGGGTGAAGAGATTACACCTTATGATTACCAACATGATTCTGTAAGGTACGCAATAGAAAATAAGAGAGGTATTATTCTCGCTCCAACATCTGCTGGTAAATCCCTTATTCAATATTTGATTGTTAGAGAATGGATGAAGAGTCTTGATAAAATTCTTATTCTTGTTCCAACAATATCTCTTGTAAAACAATTGGCAGCTGACTTTCTTGATTACTCATCGGAAGATGATGATTTTGATAAAAGTCTAATTCATCAAATCTCCGGTGGAAAAGAGAAAGATAATGAAGCCCCTATATACATAAGTACTTGGCAAAGTCTTTTTCGTCAACCAAAGACATATTTTGATCAGTTCGGTGCTATTATGTGTGATGAGGTACATATCGCAAAAGCACAATCTATTACTAAGATAATGGAAAAGTTAACTAATTGTCCGAATAGGGTTGGTTTAACTGGTACACTTTCGGCTGATGATAATAAAACTAATAAGCTAGTATTAGAAGGTTTATTTGGTCCTGTATATCATGCAGTAACAACAAAAGAGTTAATGGATGATGAAACTATATCACCATTAGATATAAGATCTCTATTGCTTCAATATTCTGATGCAGAAGCTCAGGATTGCAAAAAGTTAACATATCAAGAAGAGATTGATTGGTTAATAACTCATCCAAAACGAAATGAATTTATTACCAAGCTAGGTTTGCTTCAAAAGAAGAATACATTAATTCTTTTTCAATTTGTTGAAAAACATGGGAAAGTATTATATAAAAAGATTAAGGAATTAGCTCCAGATCGTCCAGTCTATTTCGTGTCAGGGGAGGTTAATGCTGATAATAGAGAAGAAATACGAAGATTAACTGAAGGTCATGATGATGCTATTATTGTGGCGAGCGTTGGAGTTTTCAGCACAGGGGTGAATATTAGAAATCTCCATGTAATGATATTTGCACATCCAAGTAAATCTCGTATAAGAGTTTTGCAATCAATAGGAAGGATATTACGTAAGAGTGATAATAAAGATAAAGCTATTATGTTTGATTTAGCTGATGATCTTCGTTGGAAGCGACACAAGAACTATGGATTAAAACATTGGGAGAGTAGAGTTAAAACTTATAATGAACAAAAGTTTGACTATGAAATTTCTAATATCCGTTTACAATAATAAAAACATGGTATAATATAATAATATGGCTAAGAAAAAAGATAATCATTATATAGACAATCAACTATTTCTTCAACAGATGACTGATTTTGTTGAAGATTGCAATGTGGCATTTGAAAAGGGGGAAAAACGACCCATCGTTCCAGATCCTATTGCAGAATCTTTTATAAAAATTTCTAGAAAGTTAGCTAATCGTCCAAATTTTATTGGTTATACTTGGAAGGATGATATGATTCTTGATGGGATTGAGAACTGTATTAGATATTGCCATAAGTTTGATCATAACAAATCAAAGAATCCATTTGGATACTTTAGTCAAATATGTTACTTTGCTTTTCTTCGTCGTATTGCTCAAGAGAATAAACAAACTGACACAAAGGGTAAGATATATGATACCCAATTAGATAATAGAGATTTCTACCATCTTGATCATCAAGATAGAGGTGATATGAAATTTCATACCGAGCATTCACCGCTTGATCATTTGAGGGAGATAGAATGAATATAAGCAATATCAATCAAGATCAATATGAATTCATATTAAAATTATTAGATGAAACATCAATAGAATGGACTGAATTAGTTCCACGAAGAAATTGTAAAGAAGATTTAAGATCATTTGTAAAATTACAATATGATGAACAAATAAAAGGTGGACCGTGGAAAGCTCGTATTAGGGAACAAGGTTATGTTATATGAAAATAGCTTTAATCACAGATACCCATTTAGGAGCTCGTGGGGATAGTCCACTATTCGCTGACCATTTTGAACAATTTTATAATGAAGTATTTTTTCCATATTTAGAAGAGAACAACATAAAAGAGATCATACATCTTGGTGATGTATTTGATCGTCGTAAGTATGTAAACTTTTTCACTCTTAAACGAGCTGAAGAAATGTTCTTTTCCAATATCGTAGAATTAGGAATCACATGCAATCTGATTGTTGGTAATCATGATTCATATTTCAAAACTACTATTGAAGTAAATTCACCTGAACGATTACTTAAGGATCGTTTTAATATTATTCTGAATCCTACAACAGTACACAACATTGATCTTATTCCATGGATCTGCAATGAGAATGAACAAGAGATTTTAGATTATATTAAGAAATCTGATAGTGATTATTGTATGGGTCATTTTGATCTTGCTGGATTCTTTATGCATTCTGGTATTAAATCACAATATACATCTAGGTCATCTCATTTCCTAAACAAATATCATAAAGTATTCTCAGGACATTTTCATACAAGATCAAATGATGGCCATGTATATTATCTTGGTTCCCCATATGAAATGACTTGGGCTGATTATAATGATCCAAAAGGATTTGCTATATTTGATACTGAGACGGGTGAACATGAATATATCAATAATCCTATTAACATTTTTGAGAAAGTTGTATATAATAATGGTATAGAAGATATAAATTCTCTTAAAGATAAGATTGTAAAACTCTTTATCAAGAAGAGAGATGAGTATACTGAGTTTGAGAAAGTTGTTGATACCCTTGATGGAATAACACTTGATCTAAATATCATTGAAGAAATTGATGATACTCTTATGATGTCAGAAGATGATATTGAAGATTTTGAAGCTATTGATACTCTTCAATATTTACGTGGCTGGGTGGAACGACTTGAAGAAGAGTTACATTCTGTTAAAGACAAGAAAGAAATAAAAACGTTATTGAGCGAAATATATAATGAGGCGTTAACAATTTGATTGAATTTCAAAGTATAAGATTTAAGAATTTTCTATCATATGGAAATCAATGGACAGAA